ATGATAGGAAGAACTGACTTGATAGAACAAGTAAACCTAATCAAGGACACAGCGGAAAGCATTATCATTTCAAATGAAGAAGAACTAAAGACTGCTACTGATTTTATTAAAGAAGTCAAAGAAAAACAAAAGGTTGTAAAAGATTTTTATGAACCTATGGTTAAAGCAACAAAAGAGAGCTATGACAAAGTAAAGGCGGAAAGAGATAATTTATTAAAACCGCTTCAAGAAACAGAAAAGGAAATGCGAACTTTAATGAATGATTACAATAATAAGTTATTACAACTTAGGAGAGCAGAAGAAGAACGTCTACGAAGAGAAAAAGAAGTGCAACAAAAGAAATTATTAGAAGCACAACAAAATATTATAAATGGTGATACAGAAAAGGCACAAGAACAAATGCAAGAAATAATGAATAATACAACAATAAGTGAGAAGACGATTGAAATTCCAAAGGTTGCAGGTATGTCAACAAGAACTACATACAGAATTGAAATTACGGATATATCACAAATACCAACAACTATAAATAATGTACCAATTGTTGAATTAAGTAAGGTTGGAAAAGATTATCTGTTACAGCAATATAAAGTTATGAAATCGTTAGGAAAAGAATTTACTGTGCCAGGAATAGAAATAAAAGAAGAAGTAACAACAGTAATAAGGTAGGTATAAGTTATGAAAGAATATAAATTAGTTGAATATGAATTTTTAGGAACAAAAGGGAAAGTAGTAATGAGTGCAAATATAACAGACGAAAATGAAATAAAAGAAATATGTGTAAAAGATTATTTAGATAGCAATATAAAAATCATAGAAAAGGAAGGTAAATAGTTATGGGATTAATAGCAAAGAATGAAGGTATGGAATTTGAAAGATTAGAAGATGGAGTTTATACAGCAGTATCACAAATGTTAATAGATATAGGAATACAAAACAATGAAAAATTCGGAAAAAAACAAAGAAAATTTATAATAGTATGGCAAATATTAGGACAAACAATAGAAATAAATGGAGAAGAAAAACCAAGAGTAATTAGTAAGGAATATACATTGTCATTAAATGAAAAATCAAAACTAAGAGCAGATTTACAAGCATGGAGAGGAAAAGCATTTACAGTAGAAGAATTAAATGGATTTGATTTAGTAAATATCTTAAATAAACCTTGTCAATTACAAATAATAACAGAAGAAAAGAACAATAAACCTTATACAAATATTGCTTCAATAATGGCAATGCCTAAAGGAATGCAAGTAGATGGTACAGATGATATAGTTTATTTTAATACATATGAACCAGAAACATTTGACAATTTCGGAAAAATACCAAAATGGATTCAAGATAAAATAAGAAATTGTGAAAATAAAGCAGAAAGCAAATTGGATTTATTTATACAAGATTATGACAATAAAAATAATACTGATAATGCAACAACAGTAGTACAAAATGGCACAGTAATGCAAAACGATTTAGACTTTATACCTGATGATGATTTACCTTTTTAGGAGGTAGATCATATGTGGAATGAAGTAGAACAAGCATTAAATGATTTAAAATCTTGTGTAAGCGAATATAAAAAATACAATTATGACTATGCAATAAAAGAAAGAAAATACAGAGTCGCTTTATCACAGAAACTGACAGAATTAAGAGCGGCAGGAGAAAAAGTAACACATCTTGCGGATATAGCAAGAGGAATACCTGAAATAGCACAATTAAGATTCGATAGAGATATAGCGGAAGGATTAAAGAAATCAGCAGAGGAAGGCATTAATTATTATAAAATAAAAGTTAGGACATTAGAAGGACAACTTCAACGTGAATGGGGACAAGCAAAATATGAGTAAAAGAAGTCGTGCTTGCGAAATATCACAAAAAACAAAAGAAATAGTATGGAACAGGGATAATAACAGATGTATATATTGTGGTAAGTATGTCCCAATGGCTTGTGCAAATGCCCATTTTATAAAAAGAAGTCAAGGTGGTCTAGGAATTCCAGAGAATATTGTTACATTATGTCCAGAATGCCATTATCAGGAAGATTTTGGACAAGAGACTAAATTATATGAAGATTACATAGAAAACTATTTAAAAAATATTTATGGAACAAATTGGAATAAAGAAAAATTAATTTATAAAAAATATTAGATATTAGGAGGCGATAAAAATGATAAAAGTTAATAAAGGGAAAATATATTTGGAAGGAGCAAGGCCATTAATTAGAACCGAATTGTCAACATTAATATATAGTTTAATAAATGATGGAATATTAACAAAAGAACAAGTAAAAAAAGATGTGGAACAAGGCTTTTTAAATAAAAAAGAAATAGATCAACTAATGAATGAAAATGAAAAAAAATTAAATGATAAAATTGATGAATTATTAAAAGCAATATTTGAATAGCAACTATTCAAATGTAAGATTTTATTTTCTGGATTATACTGAAGGAGAAGACTATGAGTTATATAGATTTAATTAATGCCTTTGAGAAGTGGCTCGAAAATAATTATTTGCCAAGTTCGTCACAGTTATTATGGTATAAACTAATAGCATTGTTTAATAAGTGTCGGGTGGAGCGAATGGGTTACAGTAGATAACCATAGATTGATGAGTATTATGCAAATGAGTAGTGAAAAAACACTTATAAGATGTAGAGATAAACTAATAGAAAATAAATTATTTGAATATCAAAAAGGAACAAAAACAAAACCTAATAAATATAAAATATCTACTGTAAATTTTACAGTAAATAGTAAAAGTACTGTAAAAAATACAGTAGATATGACAGTAGATATGACAGTAGATATGGGAGTAGATGTGTCCAACATAAATAGATATAGACAAAAGAATATTTATATTAATTTATTTAATAAATATAAAGCGGAAATCGAAAAATGTCATGCTAACGAAAGAATAAGGATTATTTCAGAATGCAAAAATTGTAGTGAATATGCTTTATTAACAACAGAAGAGCAAGACCAATTATTTATGGATTTAATGAGCATTGATAAAAAATTCAAATAGGAGAAATGTATGGAATTAACAGAAACTGAACAAAGAAAAATAAAAGTTCAACAAGCGTTATTTGAACTTGAAATTATGGGAGACAAGTTTGCAAAAGAAAATGTACAAATTGTTTATGATTATATTGCATACTTAGAAAGTAAAATAGAAAGGTATGAAAATGAATAAATACGGTAATAAGAAAGTAATAATTGACGGCATTTTGTTTGATTCTAAACTTGAAGGTGATAGATATTGCGAATTAAAGTTAATGGAAAGAGCAAAGATTATAAAAGATTTGAAATTACAAGTACCATTTGAACTCATACCGGCATACAAGAAAAATGGTAAAACAATAAAAGAAACAAAATATATTGCAGATTTTGTATATTATGATAATGAAAAGAAACAACAGGTTATTGAGGATACTAAAGGTATGAAAACAGAAATATATAAACTAAAAAAGAAAATATTTGAGTATAAATATCCTGAATTAGAAATAGTTGAAATATACAAGGAAGGGATAAGAAAATGATAAAAAAATTAGAAAAATTAACAAAAGAAGAAGAAGAATTTATGAAAAAAGATGGATTAACTGCATTATTAACTTGTATGACAAAAATAACAGGTGAAACAGGAGTGTGGCAAGAAAATTATATAAATCTGTCTTTAGAAATATGTGAGTTATATCACAAAAAAGGAATAATAATTATCTGTGATGGTGACCGAAAAAAGGTACATTACGGTTGGGAGGAATAATAAAAATGGAAAATATTGAAACAAAAAATAATGACATTGAAAAAACATTGGATTTACTAGATAAAGAGTATTTCCATGTATGCAAAGAACTAAATGAGAAGGGAGAAGTGTCAAATTGGGTAGTATATTACAAAGATATGAATGATGAGGACTTTTTAAGCGTTAAAAACAAACCTTTATTAAATAGCCAATATAGTACAATTGAAGATATTATGAAAGTTAAAGAACAATTTGATAGAAGCAAAATAAAAGCCGATGATAACATAACATGGGAGAAAATAAAACTATGTAATATTACTTTTGATTATATATCAAAAATGGTAGATGAGTTTTGCAAAATATCTATGATACTTGAATTTGTATTTTTGATTTTCTTGATATTATTTGCATTTTTTATAAAACAAATCTTTTTGATTCCTTCTATGCTTATTGCATTTTCAATAGTTTTAATATGTTTGGATTATTTGCAGGATAAAGTAAAAGATGGTTCAAAAGATGTTTTAAACAAAAATAAAGAAATATTGCTAAAAAACGAATTAAAACATAAGAGAGGTAACGTATATGAGTTTAGGAAGAAAAGTAGAACGAACTATATTAAAAAAATATAGTAAACAAGATACAGATAATAAGCCTTTTAATGAAAAATGGAAAGGTTGGAAAGAATTTAAAATAAACAAAATAAAGGAAGGTAATAAAAATGAAAGATAAAGACTATGAAGAATATTTAGAAATGGCATTTGAAATTAGAGTTAAAAAAAATATAGGGCAAGACCATTCTAGCCAAAAATTTTATGGAAGTAAATTAGAATTAGCAATTGGTATAGCAAGTATGATGGAACAACTTATGGAAAATCACGTATTTACTATTGATGAATTAGAAGAGTTATTAGAAATGGCAAAAACGAAAAGAGAAAGGAATTATGAAAATGATAAGCAAAGAAGAATTTATAGAGATAATAGACAGACTAAAGGAAATAGACGATATAAAAACTCAAGTAAATAGAATTATAAGAAATAGTACAGATTCTTGTTTGTCTGACTTCACAGATGCTGGCAGTATTATGATATGTCATGAAGATTTGGTCGTTAAACTGTTAGAAAATATGTTTAATAATAATGATGTAATATCATATTGGCTATATGAAAGAAATTATGGTAGAGATTACAAGACTGGAGACATAACTGATAATGGTAAAAAAATAAATTTATCAACACCAGGTAAGTTGTATGATTATCTAATTAAATCTATGGAGGTACTATAATGACATACGATATAACTTTTTGTGCAGCAATTGATTGTCCATATAGATTTAATTGTGCAAGACATATAACTAATAATAAATTTGATAAAGATGAACTTATATCACAATGCAACTTTGAACACACAATAACGCATTGTGATTATTTTATAAAGAAAGGGTAATGAAAAATGAAAATAAACAAAGTAATATGCGATATATGCAATAAAGAAATTACGGTAGAAAAAGAAATAAGATTAGATGTTATGAAAAAAGAAATTGTGAATGGATATAGTACAGGATTTAAAAAACAAGCAACAATAGATTTATGCCAAGACTGCTTTAACGAAACATTCAAAAATATAGAAATGGAGAAAAAAGATGAAACTTTTTAGATTTATGAGTAGAGCAGAATTTGATAAATATCTAAATGGGGATACTATGGTAAATAAGACAAATCATCATATTAAACATAATAGAAAAACAACTTCAATAGGATTTTGTTTCTTTGATTTGAATGAATATAAACCTGAAAAAGCACTTCATTTTCTAACAGGAATAGTTGACACAGATGTGTGCGTAGTATTCGATGTAAATAAGAAATACGTTGATATGACTTATGGAAGATATGCTAATCCAGAAGTGGATATAAGTTTATTTGATGTATTGATGGGAATAATTCCATCTTTTGAAACAAAAGAATATTGCACTACAGAATATTCAAACAAGAACTTTAAATTAATAAAATATGCAATACCAGAATGGAGAAATAAAGAACAATGGGAATGGAGAAAATAACTGGATAAAAGGAGAGCATAAGAGATGAAAGATTGGACAGGAAACAAAAAAACAACATTTGTAACATTAGGAGCAAGCAATCATAGTGATAAAGATAGAGAAAAAGATGACTTTTACGCAACAGATCCTCAAGCATTAGAAATATTTTTTGAAAAATTAAAACAGGACAATATAAAATTACATAAAGAAGTATGGGAATGTGCATGTGGTCAAGGACATTTAAGTGAAGTATTAAAGAAACATGATTATGATGTATATTCGACAGATAAAGTAGACAGAGGATATGGAGATGAACAAATAGATTTTTTAAAAGAAAAATGTTTTGATGATGACTTGAAAACAGACATATTAACTAATCCACCATACAAGTATGCTAAAGAGTTTGTTGAAAAGGCATTAAGAATACAAGCTCCTGGATATTATACAATAATGTTTTTAAAAATACAGTTTCTAGAAGGACAAGCAAGAAAAGAGTTATTTAAAAAATATCCTCCTAAATATGTATATGTAAATAGTGTAAGACAAATTTGCTACATAAATGGAGATATGAGTAAAAAAATGAGTAGTGCAACCTGTTATTGTTGGTACATATGGGAAAAAGGTTGGAAAGGAGAAACAATAGTAAGATGGATATAGAAGTAAACGAATATGTAAGAACAAAGGATGGACACATAGCAAAATATATTGAAAAGTTAGCAAAAGATGAAGATGTGTCAGATGGAATGCTTTTTGATGGCTATATATATGAAAAACACAAACATATTAGATATAGTTTTTTAAAAGAAATAATAGTAAAACATAGCAAAGAACTAATAGACTTAATAGAAGTTGGAGATTTTGTGAATGGATATAGAGTAAAAGGAAAAACAGAAAAAAAGATTGCAGTTGATTATTATTGTTATAGCGAAGAATTGGGAGAGGAAAATTGGTTAATTCTTTACAATGATATGATACAAACAATACTAACAAAAGAACAGTATATGGCTAATTGCTATAAAGTAGGAGGAGAAGATGAAAACTGAAAAAGAATATTACGAATACTTTAATTATCTTTATAAATTAGTACATAGTCTTAATAAAAAACAATATGAAGAACTTGTAGAATTTTTAGGCAATATGGAGCAATCCATAGATGGAGATACTACATTAAAAGAAATAGAAAAATATATTAAGAAATATAAATCTAAAAATAAGATATTATTTATAACATTTAAAACAAAAAACAAAAATAAATTAGCACATATTTGTAAATATATAATTGAATTAGAATGGCACAATGAATGGGCATTAGCAGTAGCAGGGCAAAGTACACCGACAATATTTGGTTGGTTTGATTAGGAGGAGAAGATGAACAGAGAGATAAAGTTTAGAGGAAAAGGAATTGAAGAATATGACAAAGATAAATGGTATTATGGTAGTTATTTTATATACAATGCAATTAACTATTTTTGTTTAGATAATGGAAGTAGAACTAAAGAAATAGACGAGAAAATAAAGAATAATATCAAACATAAAATAATATTTGAGGTACAAGGCGATTTAAATATGGAGAATCATATAAAACTTGCTGATGTAAATCCAGAAACAGTAGGACAATACACAGGATTAGACGATAAAAACGGTGAAGAAATATACGAGGGAGATATTGTTTTATTAGCATGTTACCATTACAAAGAACCAGTTTTTGATGGAGAATTTGAAGTTATATACGATGAAATAAATGGAATGTGGCTTTTGGTTGATTTAGAAGATAAAGAAAACGTTTATACATTTGAAAATATAAGAGGATATTATTTAACAGAACTAGAAAAAATCGGTAATATATACGATAATCCAGAGTTACTAGGAGGAGAATAGACATGGAACAATGGCTAAGAGATGCTTTAGCAGAAGAGCAAGGATATATAATCTGTCCACTTGCTCCAGAAACATACACTATTTGTGATAAAAAATGTGAAGAATGCGAATATCAAAAAGATTTTATAGAAGCATTAGAAGAGAGGAGTAAATAAGATATGAATGCTGTTGATTTTTATTTATTCGATTTAAAAAGTAAATTTACTAAGATAAATCCGAATGAATATTATTTGAGTTATAGTCGGAGGAAAAGACAGTCACTTTCTTTACTGGTTTATAAAAGAATATGCACATATAGATAACATAGAAGTAGTCGGTTGCAATACATATATGGAACACCCAGAAATTAGAGATAGAATTTATAAAAATAGCGATAGAGTATTACTACCAGCAATGAAACCGCTCGAAATAAAAGAAAAATATGGTATTCCTTGTTTTAGCAAAGAGCAAGACTTCTACATATATTATTATCAAAATGCAATAATGAAAGGAAAAACTCCAGGCAAAACAATATTGCAAAAAATAAACGGAACATATGATAAAGGCTTTAGTGGAATTAGTAAAAAAGCGAGAGAATATGTTTTATCTGGAAATGCACATAAAATAACACACTTATGTTGTTATTATTTAAAGAAAAAGCCGTTTCACGATTACGAAAAAGAAACAGGTAAAAAAGCAATTTTAGGGATTAGAAATACAGAAAGTGCTTTAAGAAAAAAACAATATCAAAGTTGCTTTACAAAAGATAAAAAATTCACGCCTATATGGGATTTGACAGATGAGTTATTAGAACAAATCATAAAAAAGTACAATATAGAAGTACCAAAAATTTATGAACACATTAGTAGAACAGGTTGTATGGGTTGTCCATATCGGAAGTTATAAACATGAAACAGAAAAAGAATTAGATTTAATAGATGAGAAACAGAAAAAATTTTTGTGTAAATTATTTAAAGAAAGTTATGAAGTGCTTGGCATAGGAGGTGTTTTAAGTGAAAGAAAATAGTATAGAAGAAGACATAAAAATATTAGATGAAATGATATTGAATTGTCGATATAAGCATAACTATTATGATGAATATGCTGAAAAGAAAGCAAAAGTACTAGAAAAGTGTAAAAAAGCATTAAAAGAGAATGAAGAGTTAAAAAAATCTAAAATAACATATGAAAAAGTTAGAGATATACAAGAAAAAAATAGAAATATAGTTGATAATAAATATATACCAAAACAAATAGTAAAAGACAAGATAAGTGAAAGACAATTTGAATTGCAACAAGAATATAAAGATTTTGAAGATGACTCAATATTATTAGTTTTACAAGAACTATTAGAAGGGAGCAAATAAAATGATAGTGGAAATGCCTGTAAATTTAAAAAATAAAAATAAAGAAGAATTAATAGCATTACTAAATGAGGGTTTAATAATAATAAAAAAACAAGAACAAGAAATAAAAGAATCCAATAAGGCAAGTAATAAATGGTTTAATAAAATGATAAAACAAGATGAAGAGTTTTCAAAAGAAAGAAAGCAATTAGAATGTACAATAGATAAACTTATAACAGCATTAGCAGAAGAAACAGGAACAGATGAGGATTATATTAGTAAAACATATTTGGGGGAGGACAAATAAAATGAGTGCTGATGAGATGTTTAAAGAATTAGGATATGAACTGTGGACAGACGATAAAGAAACCATATTTTACAAAGGAGAAAATAAAAATATAATATTTGATAAATATACAAAAGAAATATGCTTAATTGACAAAACAGAATTAGGCGTAGACATTACTATGAAAGAATTACAAGCAATAAATAAGAAAGTAGAGGAATTAGAATGGATGGATTAGGAGGATTTCTTGTAGGTTTTATTGTAACGACTATAATTACACCACTTATTATTGCGTGGAATATGGTAGCATCTGGAAGTATTATAATAAAACCAATTAAAGATGAACACAAAAATGAAATTTTATATTATGTTGATATTTACACAAACAAATAATATAAAATAGAAAATGATATTTTATATTATTACGAGGAGGACTAACATATGACAAAAGAACAAGCAATAGAAAAAATAAAATGGTCAATACATATAAACGAATTAACTAAAGACGTAAATGGAAGTAATACTTCAATAAATGTAGAAGTATTAAAAACAGTTTTATCTATGCTAGAAGAAAAAGACAAAACAATTTCAAGTAAAGACAAAATAATAGATTTAATGGCAAATCATATAGCAACAAGTGATAGTGAATTATGCGAGTATTTAGATATAACAGTCAAATGCAAATACTATGCAGGAGAAAATGGAAAAACTTGTGATAACTGTATAAAACAATATTTTGAAAATAAATCAAAAGAGGTGATATAAATTGGGAGAAACAATAGTCAATAAAAAAATTTTTTGCTTTGATATTAATAATGATACTTGGCAAATCGAAGAAAAATGTAAAGATGAATTGCTTGAACTATATAAAAAGGAATGCAAAGAAGATGATATATATATGGTATATGGAGTTACAAAAAAATCAAATCAAATAATATATATAAATAGTGAAATGTCGGAACAACAAAAAAGAAAAACGTTAATGCACGAATTAATGCATTGTTATTTGTATGAATTTGGTATACATAATTTTTTGAGTTTCGATGAAGAGGATTTATGCAATTTTTCTGCTCATAGTCATGACATTATACATAAGATAGTTAAAGATTACTACACTTATAAATTTATTAAATGATATGAGGTAATAAAAATGATTAGATGTGATTTATGTAATAAAATCAAGGATAAGGAACATATAAATACAATTATTATACATAAACAAAAATTAGATTATTGTGATAGCAATAAGTGCAAAGATAAAATACAACAGATAATTGAAAAATGGAAAAGAATACAAAAGTATGAATATTTATTATATGAACATAAGTTAAAAGATGAAGAAAAGAAATTTATGAAAAAAATAAAGGAGAATGACGATGTCAAGAAAATTTGAATATGTAAAAAGAATAACAAGTACAGGATATGAAACAAAACAACCTGATTTTAATTTACCAAAGAGGAAAACAAAAAAGGCAGCCGGATATGACTTTGAATGTATAGAAACAATAACTATACCACCATATATACCAGGGAGTAAACCAACACTTGTACCTACAGGTGTAAAATGTAAAATGCAAGATGATGAGTTTTTGATGTTAATAAATAGAAGTAGCAACCCTAAAAAGAAATCCCTAGTTATTCCAAACAGTATGGGAATAATAGATGCAGACTATTATAATAACCCAGATAATGATGGTGAGATGATGTTTGCTTTTTATAATTTGTCAAATGAACCTATAACAATAGAAAAAGGATATTGCATGGGACAAGGTATATTTCAAAAGTATTATATAACGGATGACGATAATGCAGAAGGAGAACGAATAGGTGGATTTGGAAGCACAAGCAATTAAAGTGCCAAAAATTATTAGTAAAAAGGGACATGAATATATCCTTGTAAGTCAATGCAATGACGACTTGTGGTTATATAAGGACTTACTGTATGGATATAAATGTGCTTTTACATCATTCGAGTTAGGCTTAAGAAAAAATTAGGAGGAATATACATATGGCAAACTATAAATTATCTAAAGATTTAAAAAAACGTATGGAAAAAGAACTTCGTCAATATTGGGGTAATATACATAAATTAGAACAATTAAAGAAAGAAATAATAGAAGAGTCCACTTCTGGCAATGGACAGCCCCGACGGAAATGTTACATCTGATACTACTGCACAAAAAGCATTAAAACTTATATCAACAAGAAGTATAGCACTATTAAGTGAACGTATATTGTATGTGAGTAAAACAATAAACAGGCTTAAGCCATTTGAACAAGATATATTTAATCTAATATTTAAAGAAAACAAAGATTGGCTATATTGTGAAACAATGAAAAATGTATCAAAAACAACATACTACAACATAATGAATAAAAGCATATACTATTTAGCAGAAGAATGGCGGTGAAATATGAGTAAACATTCAATAATCATAATAAAAAACGAAAAAAATGAATATTTACAATATTACGACAAAGAGTGGAATTGCTTTTTATTCTTAAATAGTAAAATGAGCAATAAAGATGACATTAAATCTATATATAATATACTGGATACATTAGGATTAAAGAAACAAGATGTTATTTTATCATATAAGGGGGAATTAAAACATAAAAAATATTCAGTAAGTGCAAAGAAAGAAAAAGAATATCATCATTATTTTTATGAAGTTAAATTATTAAATAACATTACTATGTCAGAAGGATATAAATGGTTTTCTATGGAAGAATTACAAGAAAATGATAAAATACAAAAAATAAATAGTGACATTGTAGAATATATATGTTATAATATCAATACGTAATAAATTTTTTATATTTTTATAACATTTCTCTAGTGTATTATTTTTCAAGGAATAGATTATTAAATTAGTCTATTTCTTTTTTATGTGGAAAAAATTGAGAAAAATAAGCCTATTTTATGTGCTATAATAGTAGTGTAGATAAAAGAAAGTTATCATTATTGATAATATTTTATCATTTTACCCTTTGAAATATTTTTGAATAGTTTTTCATTTGAGAAATTCCTAAAAAAAGAACTATATATTCTATAGTTCTTTTTTGTTATAGAAAGAGATGTGATTATTATGAAAAGAATTGAAGAAGAATATATAGACAGGATATGTCCTTATTGTCATAATGATAATCTTGAAGAATGTAATATAAGAGTATTTAATTGTGATAATCATATATGTTGCAAATGTGTAAATTATAAGGGTGACTTGAAGAAAACGGAAATAATAAAAAATAATAAAACAAGGTGATGTAAATGGCAAATGAGAAAAACCTAAAACCTGTACGAACCAAGAAGGAAGCGAGAGAAAGAGGCAGAAATGGTGGAAAAAAATCAGGAGAAGTACGAAGAGCAAGAAAGACATTAAAAGAAGAATTATTGGCGTTATTAGAAACAGAGGAATACAACAAAAAAATAAGTCTTGCAATGATACATGAAGCAGAAATGGGAAATGTAAAAGCATTCTTAGCAGTAAGAGATACTATCGAAGAAAATCCTAAAGATAAAGTAGAAGTAACTCAGGATAAACCATTTGAAGTAAATATAAGCGTTAAGAAAGGTAAATAAATGGATATTGAAATAACAGAAAAACAAGATTTATTTATTAATTCACAAGCGTTTGAAACATTGTTCGGAGGAGCAGCAGGAGGAGGAAAATCATATGGACAACTTGTAGACGCTTTGTTATATGCTTTAAAATATCCTAAATCAAAACAAATAATCTTCCGTAGAACATTTCCAGACCTTGAAAGGTCAATTATAAGAACAAGTCTTGAATTTTATCCTAAAGAAGTAGCGAGTTATAATTCAAGTAAACATATATGGCGATTTAAGAATGGTTCTATAATAGATTTTGGTTATATAGATAATGAAAATGATGTATATCAATATCAATCGGCAGAATATGATGTTATACGTTTTGATGAATTAACCCACTTTACCGAATATATGTATGTATATATGATTTCACGTTGTCGTGGTGCTAATCCGTATCCAAAATACATAAAGAGTTCAACAAACCCAGGTGGTGTTGGACATAGTTGGGTAAAAGAAAGATTTATTGATATAGGAGAACCTAACACAATCCATAATATTAAACAAGAAGATGGAACGACAACATCAAGAATATTTATACCATCTCTAGTACAAGATAATTTATTTTTAATGGCAAATGACCCAGATTACTTGAAAAGATTACAGAATTTACCTGAAAAAGAAAAGAAAGCGTTATTATATGGTGAATGGGATATCTTTGATGGACAATTCTTTACAGAGTTCAAAAGAGATATACATGTATGTAAACCATTCGAGATACCAAAAACGTGGAGAATATTTAGAACACGAGATTATGGACTTGATATGTGTGCTTGTTATTGGATAGCACTAGACTGGAATATGAATGCTTACGTATATAAAGAATTATACGAAAGTAATTTAATTGTATCAGAAGCGGCAAGAAAGATAAATGAAATGACTACCGAAGATATCTATTGTGATTATGCTCCACCAGATTTATGGAATAGAAACCGTGATACAGGAAAGTCAACATCTGATATATTTGCTGAAAGTGGTCAGTATTTAACAAAAGCAGATAACAATAGAGTAACAGGTTGGCTTGCAGTACATGAATGGCTTAAAGTAATAGAAGATGAACAAGGACAAAAAACTTGTAAGTTACATATATTTAGTAATTGTGTAAATCTTATAAGAACTTTACCTGCAGTACAACATGATGAAAAGAATCCAAACGATGTAGCGAATGAACCACACGAATTAACGCACGCTCCTGACGCATTAAGATATTTTTGTACAATGTATCAATTGCCTAAGTCTATAAAAATACAATTACCAGACGGTAATTATACTAAAACAGAATTAGAAGACTTGGGATATATTAATCTAACAACTAGAAAAAGTGATATGAAATCACAACCATTAAATAGAAGGAGAAGATAGTATGTTTTTATATATTTTTTGTATATGGACTATAATATGTTTTATTTTAGTATCTGCAATATTATTTTATGTGATTAAGACAGAGAAAGAGATAATTCAAGATATATCAAGCCTTAGAATCAAAAATAAGACATTTAAAAGAGAACATAAAGGAATTACTCAAGTAAGTTTTAGTAATCCTATAACAAATAGACGTAATCCATATGAAGAATACAAGAACGAAAAAGGACTATATGAACCAAGAACTCCAAGAAAAGGTATGAAGATAAAGGAGGACTAAGCAAATGCAAGAAGATTACTTTGAAGAATTAAGAAAAGAAAAAGAATCAAAAAGGCAAGCGTTAATGGGCGATACTGAACTAAAAGAAGCGGAAAAATTTTTGACATGGTATCGAAGGGCTTATGAAGATAAAGTAAATTTAGGTGTAATAAAAAAATGGGAAGATATAAACAAATACTGGGAAGGTGACTTTGAACTTCCAGAAGATGAATCGGATCCGGCACCTAATACTAATATAACTAATAGTAATGTAGAAGGTAAAACTGCACTATTATGTGACCAAAATCTTGCAATACAAGTAGACCCAAGAGAACCAGGAGACCGCTTCTTTTGTGATAAAGTAAGAGTATTAGCGGACTTTATAAAAGAACGTAATAGAATGTATCGTAAAATAGAAGTACATGAGCGTAGACGTGAAATGACTGGTACAGGAATATTCAAGGTTATATGGGACTTTGATAAATTAGATGGACAAGGATTACCTGACATAGAGCCATTACATCCATCAAGATTATTTATAGACCCAGCAATAACAGATGTGTACAACATACAAAATGCACAATATATAATAGAAGCAAGTAATCGTTCTATTTATTCTGCTTCTTTAGAATACGGAGAAGATATAGCAGACGCAATTATGCCTAATTTAGACCCTGTTAGTAATGTTATAGTAAATAACGAAGAAGAACAATATGTGCATTTACTTATATGGACTAAGTATAAAGAAAGCAAAGACAGTGACGTTCAATTAAGACTAATTGAAATGTCTGGTTGTGGTGTTATATTAAGTGATACTAAAAAGAAATTAAAAGATCATAAAGATAAGAAAAACGAAGATTTGAAACTATTTCCTAATAGTGATTATCCATATTTCTTAACACCTGATATGTATAGGGAAAACACAATTTGGGGTAAAGCAAGTGCAGAACTTATATTACCTATATCAGACCAAATAGATGAACTTGATGATAATATATTAAGAAATGCAAGATTGACAGGAAATCCAATGGCACTTGTTGGAAATAATTCTGGTATAGATGTTGATAAAATTACTAATGAACCTGGACAAGTTATACCGACAAATGATGTAAATGCGTATAAATGGCTAACGCCACCATCAATTCCTGCTTATATTAGCAATAAAAGAGCAGAATTAATGAATAATGATAGACAAGTTGTTACAAGATTTACAGACCAACAAATTGGTAAATCACAAAGTGGTGTAGATACGGCAACAGAAAGTATGGCATTACAAAATAGTGGTAATAGTATGATAGAACATAAAAAAGGACTACTACAAGAAACATTATCAGAAGTGTTTGAATATGCTATAGAACTTGCATTACTTAACTGGGATACAACAATGGTATTTAGAATAACAGGAGAAAACGGAGAAGATGATTTTACTGAATTTAATCCAGACAAACTAAATCATATTCCAGTATTGGTTGAATCAGATACAGACTATAGAGAGGATTATAAGGCAAAATGGGAAAAAAGAAACCCAAATGGTGATTTTAAAACTGAAGAAGATTCAAAAAATTATAAATATATGCAAGTAGACAATGAAACAAGAAAAGTAAGATATGATTTATCAGTAAGTGTTGGTGCAGGTTTACCAAACAATAAAGCATATAGATACAATATAGTAAGACAAGCATATGCAGACAAGGCGTTATCTAAGAAAGAATATAGAAATTATTTGGTAAAGAATTTAGGATTAAATATACCTAATACGCCAGAAACTGCAGAGGAACAACAAGAACTTGGTATATATGATGAAGATACATTAAGAAATATGCAACAAGAACAACAAATTCAACAAAATGCAGATGTAGAAGGACTAACAACAAATGGTAATCCCCAAACATCTTATATGAAAGGAGTATAGACAATGTTTGAAAATTTAAAAATAAGAAACACAACAAAATGTAACTGTGGTAGGCAATTTGTTATAACAGATATAGAAAAATTACAAAGAATAGAAGATAAACACTTTTATTCAGGAGTTGTAAAAGATTATTCAAAAGCACATTGTCCTGACTGTGGTAAAGAAGTAATTCTGTTACTAAAACAAGCAGGGCAAACTTATGAAGTAATAAATGTTGCTGAAGAAGAAATTACTTGCAAAAATGTGATAAATGATAATGAGATTCCTATCAAAAATGTGGAAAGTGTTGAAATTAAAACAATAACTGAACCTAAACTAAAAGAAACATCAAGCAATGAAATTATATGTCCGGAATGTAAAAAAACGTTTAAAAACAAATCCGGACTTACAAATCATATGAAAACACATCAAAATTAGTTATTAATTTTTTATTTTATATAAATTAGAGGAGTAAACCTGGCTAAAAAACAAATTAGAGGACAAAACCTGGCTAAAAATGGAAAGGAGAACAATATGGCAAACGAACAAGAAGGGATTGATATAGAAACATTAAATCCAGAAAATGAAGGTATTTATATTCCAGATGAGGAAATAGATACAACAGTAGATACAGAAAATGAAACACCAGAGGTAGCCGGTAATAATGTCGGAGACAATGAAACTGAAACAACTGTTGATACTGACAAAGAAAACCTAAAAAAAGGTGTTAATTATGAAAGAAAGTTGCGTAAAGAAGCGGAAAAGAAAAACAAAGAACTTGAAGCAAGAATAAAAGCACTTGAAGAATCTAATAAAACACCTGAAAAGACTACACTTGAAGAACTTGTTGAAAGTGGAATTGATGAAGGAATTGCTAAATCTATAGCAACTGCAATAGATAAAAAGCAAGAAGGCTCTAAACAAACTGAAAAAGAGTTGGCTAACCTAAAATTTCAACTATCACTTTCAGAAACTTCAAAGATACCTGGTTTTGAAGACATAGCAGACTATGCCGATGAGATTAAAACTTTAGTCGACAAAGGTTTAACCATTGAGCAAGGCTATTATGCTTTAACAGGTGGTAGGAAAACAAATAATTCTAATAGTGAAATAGAACGCAAATTAGAAGCAAAATTAGAAAATAAGCAAGCAAGAAAAGAAATATTAGGAAACATCAACAAAAATGTTGGTGCTACAGTAGTTCAAAATAAATCTAAATTACAAGCAACTGCCGAAGAAGTAGCAATTGCAAAAGCGGCAGGAATGAGTATTGAAGATTATCTTGCAGTAAAAGGAATAGACAATGTAAAAGAATATGCAGAATATTCAAAAGGTAAAAAATAAAATTTTATCAATTAACTTCTTTTGTTTATAAAATTTAATTTAAAAGGAGTTGATTCGTATGGCAACAATGACAAGAGACAATTTTGGTGTATTAATGACACCAGTACATAAAAAAATATTCTTTGATAGTTATAACGAACTACCAAAACAATATTCTAAAATATTCAAAACAGAAAAAATGACAGGTAAAGACCAAACATATCCTCACTTAGGAGCATTTGGCTTATGGGGAAAGAACACAGAAGGTTCTGACTTCAACGAAAAATCATTCAGCGAAGGACACACAGCAAGTTTTTCTGCTAATAGATATGATAGTTCATATGTATTAACATGGGAATTAATGCAAGATGACCAATATAATGTAATGAAAGGTATTGGTAAAGGTGGTTCTGCTAAAGGATTAGGAAAAGGATTAAGAGCAACAGAAGAAACTGATGCTGCAAACGTAATCTTAAATGGATTCACAAACGTTGGTTATGATGGTGTATCATTATTCAATGCTGCTCATCCTCTTGCAGATTCAGAAGATACTTGCTCAAATATAATTGAAGGTGCTTTAACTGATACAACATTAAAAGCAGCCTTAACATTAATGAGAAAACAAGTAGATGAAGCAGGAATAAAAATTGCCGCTTCTGCAAAACAACTTGTTGTATGTCCTGAACTAGAATTTACTGCAAAAGCAATTGTAAATTCTATATTACAATCTGGAACAAACAACAATGATGTAAATACTGTACCAAATCTAGAAGTAGTTGTATGGGATTACTTATCAAGTGATACAATGAAACCTTGGTTTATACAAGATACATCAATTGATAACCTATTATTCTTAAGAAGAGAAGAACCAATCTTTGACTCTGAAAGAATCCAAAAGAAAATGGACTACAGAATGTTTGGTTATACAAGATATGACTGTGGTTACTGCGATTGGAGAGGACTTGTAGGTTCAAAAGGTGTGTAAACACATAAAAAAGTAAATAGTTAATACAATAGTTAATAATTTTGTAATATTTTTGTAATATAATTTTTTCACATAAGGGAAGCACTAATAATAGTTGTTTCCCTTTATTTTTTTAGAAAGGAGCGATTAAAATGTCAACACCTTATGAGGAAATGAGTGAAACATCAATAAATTCCGTTGCAAAACCTGATAGCAATTTATCAAATGATTCAAATAAATTAGGTGGCATAGATGCCGAGGATTATGCGACAAAAGAATATGTAAGAAAATACCATGATAATAAAGAAGAAAACTTAAAGAAATATATAGATGAACAAGATGAGCGAAAATTAAATGAGGCAAAAGAATATACTAATTCCATGATACGTAATCAAGATTTCTCAGATTTTGCAAAAGGAACAGATGTACAAGCACTAAAAACAAAGTTAGAAGCAGAATTAAGTGAACAAGCAACACAACAAAAGAATTATACAGATACAAAAGTTCAAGGTGTAGTAGATGATGTAAACAGTAATTTTAATGACGTAAACAATGCTATAACAAATTTGAATAATAACCAAAAAAGCCTTTTTCAGTCTGTCAGTAGTGGGAAGACAAAAATAGCAGGGGCTATTACTGACAAAGGAATTACAACCTCTGCAGATTCTTCTTTTGATACTATGGCAACCAATATTAGAAATATAAAAACAACAGGTGGTGGTGGCACTGGCACAGATACTTCCGATGCAACTGCAACTGCAGCAGACATTACAAAAGGAAAAACTGCATATTCAAAAGGGCAAAAGATTTATGGCGCATTAGAATTACCGAGTAATTATCAACAGAATGAGGCTAATCCATATCCAGATAAAGCCGAAGTTGAACTATTATATGAACCAGAAGCAGAAAGTTTGAAACAACATAATACAAATTCTTCTTTGTTTAGTATTACTTGTGATAGACGTTTGAGTATCAAATATTTAACAGACGAAAATGCTTTCCAAATATGCGATATAGATGGCAATATAATGAGAGATGGTAATACCGGAAAAATCTTAGGAAAATATACATTAGAACAATTAGGGATTGAATTAAATGACGATTTAGAAATCTCTGATATAAAATTTAGTCCAATGAATACTGATGAAGATCAAAGTGGATTTGATTGTAAATTAGCAATTGCAGTACGAAAAAAATCCTCTACAATTACTGAGGAAACAATAAACAGTTATTATATATATGTATATAGATTTAGCACATATGGTTTTGCAGGAAAAATATATACTGAAAATGAGGTAGGAAAAAACTATGAACTTGCAAATATTCAAAAAATAATTGCTAAAACAACATATATATTATCATCGTGTCAAATATTTTTTAGCGATGATGATATGAATAATTTTATAATTAGAGCACAAAATAGTGAAAATGGTAAAAATTTCTTGTTTTTAATTAAATTAGAAAAATTTGTTACTGCTGGAGCGGCTTATAAAGAGTTATCTAACATAGAGTTAAGTTCATATTATAGTTTTGACAGAGATGGAATCAGATATATAAATAATAAAAGACTTCTCATAATAGACTATGATAGATGGGGCTCATCCCAAAGGACTCAAACGTGTATTTTTGTGCTTGATGAAAATGGGAATACAATAGGAAATGTAATAAATGCTGAATGGAAAATGGCAATAACCCATGATGGACTTTATGCAATGAAATCCGATGGCAAATTTTATCAAATGCTTGTAAACTATACAACAGGAGAAATAGCTTTTAAACCGATAACAGATGTTTCTGTTTTAAATATTTGGTCATTAGGTGAATACTATGGAGGTAATACATATAATTGGCCAAAATTATATTTTGATATGACAGGAAAATATTTAATAGTAAAAACATATTTTTCAGGTAATAGTGGGAATGGTGATAATTTATTAAATATTTATTATATAGATTCTTATACTCAAACAGAAAATTTAAAATTAATATATAGTACCAAAGGTGAGTATGCGTATAGTTCTAACTATATGTTTACATCAGACTATAAAACTTTTATGGAGAAAATTAATGGCAAAGTAATATTATTTTATCCTACAGTTAGTCAAAAATTAAAAGGAATAAAATACAATGGAAAAATGTTTTATTCTTATATATACGAACCTCATATGTTTACAGCAGAACAAGAAGATGTTGCAATTGGAAAAACATTTGTGGGATATGATGGAATACCGCAAACGGGAACGATGGAGGTGACAAATTAATGAGTGATAGACTAAAAGAAATTAAAATAAAAGAACTAAAAAACATGTTTTTTTATACATTTGGAATAGTTCCATTAGACAACTATGATGTTGTAGGCGATGGAATAACAGATAACAGGCTAGCAATCCAACAAGCCATATATGATGCAATAGAAGCAGGGACAAAATATATATTTGTTACAAAAGGTGAGTATTACTATAGCCAACCATTAAACAAGATTGATGAAGTTATATTCATTGGTAATAATGCAAGCACATATATAAAAGATGTTGAAATAAGACAATTCCCTGATATGTGGAACGAAGCACAATCAAATTCAAATGGAATTACACCTATTGGCGGGATAATTTTATATGCAGGTAAGAAAAATGTTCCAGATGGCTATTTAGAGTGTAATGGACAAATAATAAAAACAAGTGATTATCCTACACTTTATTCAGTATTAACTAATATAGATACTACTGAAAATATGCCTGACACTTTTACCTTATCTAATTTAACTACAGGAAACGAAACAACCAAATATATAATAAGAGCAAAATAGGAGGTGCAAACAAGTGTATAATGTAAGTAGAACAACAGTAAAACAATTATTAGATGATATCCAAGTAAGATTACCTCACACTTATGATGACGATAGATTAATGACTTGGATAAACGAAACAATGAAAAAGATATATAAAGACCTTGCTATACAAGAGTATTATTCATTTGAAACGTCAAAAGGACAAAAGTTATATTCATTGCCTAGTGATTGTAGTATAGATATGATTAAAAATGTTGTAATGTCTTCTAAGGCAAAAGACCAATATAATTCAAACTGGGGAACATATGAAAAGTTAAGATTTTATGACTTAAAAGAAACAATGTCTGAAAAAGGTTATTATGATGGCACTGAAGGAACTATAGGAATTTATCCAACGCCAACAGATAATAGAAAAATAAAAGTTTACTATCATAAAAAGCCTAAAATGGTTACAAGCCTTGATGATAATATAGAAATAGATGATAACTATGTTGATTTGGTAAAATATAATGTATTATCTATTATTGCTATGTCAGGACATAATCCTGATACAGAATTAGCCAATGAATATATACTTTTATATAACAATCTGGTACAAAAAACAAATGAAAGCAAGAACGAAAGCCAACAGAAATATACAACTATAAGAGATGAATTGTATCCAAGATTCAAATGGAGAAGGAGGGGATAGGATATGCAACAAAATGCTTATTTAGAATCAGTACATACAAAAAGTGATAATATGATTTCTTATTTAGCAGGTGGTATATCTAATATATATCCTCCTCAATTTATACAAGATGATGAAGCACAAGATATGTATAATATGTGTCTTGATAACTATCCAGCATTAAGGACTAGAATAGGCAGAACAATGCTAAAAAATCCTGGGTTAAAAGGTCAAAAAATTAAATATTTTGGAGTAGCCGGTATAAATTATTTATTTTATATTCAAGGAAATACTTTAAAAGATATGACAGGTGCTGCTATAGCAACAGGAATCGAAGGTGATAAATTTCAACACGTATATTATGCAGATGGTAATAATGAGTATCTAGTATTATATGGTAAAGGAATAAAACCTACAAGACATAAACTTCCATTATCTAGTGTAAATACTCCTGAATTATTAACATTGCCTAAAGATGTTACATCATTTGAACATATGTGCTATCACAAAAATAGAATGTTTGGAAGTGTTGGAAATATGTTATATTTCTCTGCTCTTCAAAATCCTATGGATTGGACAAGTGAAAGAAATTCAAGAGAAGATAGAGTAGCAAACTGCCAACAAATCACAGGACTTGTAAGTTTTGATGATAAATTAATAGTATTTAGTGAAGAAAATATGCACTTATACTATGGTAGCAATGTTATATCTGGTGAAAGTGATTCTTATACTTGTGTAAATTTAGATAATAATATAGGCTGTTATGACCAAAATACAATAAAGGTTCATAACAGTTATTTATATTGGCTATATGGTAGAAATATATACGAATATGATGGAAGTACCATAAGAAGTATAGAGAAACCAACAAGCAATAATGGTGTAACAGGTGGTATTCAAAAGTATATATATGGAATTACCATAAAAGAAGCGGAGAATATTTCTATTGCAGCCAGTGAAGATAAAATATATTTTTGGTTTCCAGATTATAAATTCTTTTTGGTATTTAATCAAAGACTTAGAAAATGGACTAAAGAATTACAACCAGAAAATGATAAGGACGAACTGTACTATGTAAATATATGTGATAGTTATAATGATTTGAATTTTAGTCAAACACCTACACCAATATATGCTTTAACATCAAATGGCGTTATATATGAAATTACTGGTGGAAGAAAAGATGGATTAAATTATATTCAACATTATGGCAAAGATGAGTTTACAGGTAAAAATGATGTTGTTTATACAAAACCAATATTGTTTTATTTTAAATCAAAAGAATTCAAAGAAGGTGTATTAAGCAAGAAAAAGGCATTATCTGAGTTATGGTTTAACTATGATTTAGATGGCATTGTAAATATTAAGGTTATAACAAACGATGGTAAAGAATATGTAAAAGAAAACGCATTACCAATTGGTAAAAATATGACTGAATGTATATTAATACCTAACGATATACAAAATGTTGATAGTTATACATTTGAAATATATGGAATAGGTGATATTTCTATATATGGAATGGAAAGGAAATATAGAATAAAGGTAAGATAATATGTATTTTAGACAGTATAGTAGCAATGAGGCTACATTAAAAGAATGGTCTAGACAATTAACTATTGCAAACAAAGGCAATTATATGACATATCCTACAGTTGAGAGTACATTAGACCATTGGAAAAATATTTTAAATATACAAACTGGAACTAATATCTTTACTACATATTCAACAGCGGAAAGTACAATATATAACTGGAAAGAAAATCTTAATAAAATTTATAATAAATAATTGAAAGGAGATGTAGTTAAATGGCGAATCCACTATTAACAACATCAAGAACATTACAAGCAACAAATAATCCACAGGAAAATGTAACACAAGCACAGAATGTTTCTGTACAACCTATTAATAGTAATGTAAATGGTACACAGGGAATAAATCAATCTGCTAATAATAGTATTAATCCGATAACAATACCAATACAAATACAACCACAAGTAGCACAGACAAATCAACCTGATAATGCTAATAATGTTAGTGTACAAAATTTACAAACTAATACTCAACAAGTTACTTCTGCTCCAACACCACAAGAATATAAAGAATCAACAAATACTAATACAATAGATTTTAATCAAATTTATTCATCATATCAAGGACAATATGGAAATAATTCAAGTAATATAAATACATATTCTTCAGGAATAAGAAAAAGTAGTATTGGAACAACTATTGTAACACCTACAACATCTAATATAAACTCTGTTGAAGGACAATATCAAAGTGCTTATGCAGATACTGTAAATGGTTTAATTAGTGAAATGCTAACTCAAATGAAGAATGGCTTTTCATATGATCCAACCCAAGATAATTCTTTGAAGGCTGCAACAGAATACGCAGCAAATAGCACAATGCAAAGCCTTGCCGGAAGCGGGGTCTTGAATAGTTCTGCTACTGCTGAAAGAGTTGCTAAAATAGTAAGTGATTTGATTCCAACATATGAAGAAAAAGCACATAGTAGATGGACTGAATATTTAGGACAACTTGCCGATACTGCTCAGGTTGTAATGAACTATGATAATCAACAATTTAATTATTGGAAAGACGCTAAGGACAGAGAATTTGAAAATAAAAAGTTCGAATATGAAAAACAACAAAATGCTTTAACAAACGCTTGGAAACGTGTAGATGAGTTAGGCTATGTTGATAACGAAGCAAGTACAATTCTTGGTGTTGCAGTAGGCACATTATCAGGTGAAGCAAGACAAGCAAAAGAACAAAGGGAATATGAATTACAGAAAATGAAAGAACAAGCAGACATTGAATATCAAAATAATGTTGCATTATATAAATTAAAAAGTCAGCTTGATACTGAACAAAGCAAGACACTTACTGAAAATGAATATAAATTAAAACAAAAATATGGAACAACATCATCAAATTCAAAGAATACAACAAGTTTAAGTACATATAAAGATATAATAAATAATAGATATGCAAATTATAATGACTATTCTAAAAAATATACTGTAAGTGACAACAACAGTTTATATAATTATTTAGTATCAGAATATTCAAGTGGAAGATTAAGTGCTAATGATTTAGCGAGTTTAACAGCTATGTATAATGTAACACAACCAACATCAAGTGATACAGCAAAACAAGAGAGACTAAAATATTTAGAAAGCTTAAAAAAATATCAATAGGAGGTGTAGAATTTGTTAAGTGATGAAGAAAAAAAGAAAAGAGAAGAAGAAGCCAAAAATATTATATCAAGTATGTCTGGATTTACAGATTCAATTAATACAATAAATTACAATAATTACAATATAAAAACTAATAATGATTATGATAAAGAATATGTAAACAGGGTAAAAGAAGCAAATGATATAATAAATTCAATTAATCCAAGAGAAGATGTTTCAACTCCAGATTTAACAGATGAAGAAAAAAGGCAATCAAAAGAAAATACACAATCAATTCTTAACTTAATGGATAATAATGATACTTCAAATTCCAGTATAAATAATTCTGATACATCAAAATATGGTTTAGGTAATATCGACTTAACAAACAGACCTATTGTACATAATGATGATGGAAGTATTAGTACTGTAAGGTCTATGTCATTTGAAGATGAAGATGGTAAAGAAGTGCTTGTTCCAACTGTATCAGATGATGGTAGAATAATGTCGAATGATGAAGCGGTTCAACAATATTATAAAACAAAAAGATATCTCGGAAAGTTCGATAGTATTGATGAAGCGAATGCATATGCTGAACAACTACATAATCAACAAGAACAAATATATAGTAAATATGAAAATAACAACCAAAAAGATAATGTACAGCAAGAAAATAACCAATTGGATAACATTGATGATGTTAAAAAAACAGATAATACGCCAACATTTACAAGAAATATTCAATCTTCTGATAATACAGCACAATTTGCTCTTGCTAATTCCAAAGATACTCAAAATGCAGTATCTGATATAGATTATAAGTTACAGAACCAAAAACAAGAAAAGGACAATAAAAACATTTTTGAAAGAGTTGGAACATGGGTAAAGGACCTTATAGGTTCAGTTGGTGTAGATGTAAAAAATACTGCTACAGGATTATATAAAACAGTAAAAGAAGGAATTAACGAACGAAAAGAAGCAGTAAATAATATAACAGATGATGAATTACAAAATGCAAGCAATAAAAGTAATTTTGCAATTAATCAAGTAGCACCTAATACGCTAATCAGTAAAATTAATAGTAATAATAGTAATCAAAAAACAAAACTTATTATAAATGATACAATTCAGGATATTGCTAGATCATCAGCAAATGGTTTGATAGATATAACAAATAATATATTGAATTTCTTATCATATGGTCAATTAAGCAAAAATACTATTCCTAAGGTTATAGATAATTCTGCTTTACAAAACTCAGAACAATATGGTAATTATTCATCTCAAGAAGAATTAACAAAATCAATTCAAAATGATAAAAAAGAAGATTTACAAAGATTTGGCTTATATAATCCTAGTGCTAATACTGTAGCAGATATCACAACAGATATAGCAACATTTTTATTATTAAAAAAAGCAGGATTAGGTTCAACTTCTGCAATGGTAACTTCAGGAACTGCAAGTACTTTAGGACAAACAGGTAATGTTGAAGAAGCAACCAAAACAGCCGTAAGTGATTATGTCTTCTCTAAAGTATTAGATAGTAAATTAATTAATGAGAAACTTGGAGATAAAGTATATAATGGAACTAAAAATAAGATTTTTGAACAATTTAAGAATCATGAAGAATTGTTAAATCCAAATACACAAGCCAAAATAATGAATGCCGTTGGTTCTGCCGTAAAGACAGGAGTAACAACAGGTGTAAGTAGATTTACTGCTAATGAATTACAAGCAATTGGAAGTTATGGCGTTGACGCAAATAATAAGGATATTCAAAAAAACATTTTATTTGATACTATTACATGGTCTGCTATATATGCAGGAATTAGTGGATTTACAGGTATGTATGCACAATTTGGTATAGATGAAGCAGAAGTAAAAAAAGATGTAGATGCTAAGAAACAATTAGACAACTACTATTCTTTAATGGAACTTGACCCTTCAAAAGAATACACTTTACAAGACTTAGATAAGCAACATAAAGCCTTGGTTAAGAAATATCACCCTGATTTATCTGGTAATAATACTGAACAAATGGCTCTTATAAACAACGCCTATGATGAAATAAGTAAGTATATGAAAACAGGAAAAATTGACAAGGTAATTGTTAAAACAGAAAATACAAATACAACACCCAAAGAAAGTGATATAAAACAAAATCAAGGCGGAATTATTGTAACAAATGATGGAAAAATATATGTTGATACTGATAGCATACTAAAAGATACTGCTTCTAATATTGCTCAAGCACAGGTAAAACCTGCTATAACAATAATGGTAGATAACAATAATAATGTAACTGGATTAGAAAAAGTACAAGCCGTTCCGTTTGATGTAGAAAGTTCAAAACTGCCTGATATTGCACCAGCAGTTTATGTTTCTGAAGATGGAAGTATTAATGTTATTGATACAAATTCAGGTACAAAATTATTAACAAATGCCAATAGTACGGATACAGCAATTAATACTGTTACAAAAGCATTACAAAGTGATGATGATAATACTATAAACAAAATAAAAAATGAAGTATTAAAAAACAATATTAGTGTTGAAAATTCTGTTGGTCAAGTAATTGATTCTATTAATGCAAAAGTACAAAAAAATAATAGCATAGATTCAAGTGAAAATAGTCTTAGAAGCAATTTAGATAATGCACCAACAAATTATACATCTGAAAATAAAAATACAAATATAAGTCAAAAAAATAATCTTGAAGAAATTGACTCAATGATAAAACAAATTTCAAATAATGGCAAATATAATAAAGATAAGGCAAGAGACATCATAGATTATGTAACAGATAGTTTGGATAATGTAAAAGTTGAAACGACACCATCTGGAAAAGCAATAGCATATTCTATAGATAATGATGGAAATATAACTTATTCAACAGGAATTGATAAAATTAGATATACTGGTTCAGATATAAAAGAAATGGTGAATAATTTAGTAAACAATGCCAGTATACCTACTACCATAAAAGAAAGTTTACCAACAATTGAAGAAACTAATATACCAAAAGTTAAGCAGACAAAAACGTCTAAAAGTATGGAAAACAGAACATATGAAAATGTAGGAAACAAAAATATATTACCTTATGCTGAAGAACACCCTGAAGTAGCACAAGATATAAAAGATATGGCAGCAAACTTTATGGAAGATTTAGCAAACTCAATACCTGGTGAAAGATATAAAGCAGGTGATACTTGGACAGGTCAAAAAAGAAGTACAACAAAAGAATTGGCTAACTTTAAAGATACAACAGGAGCAAGTTGGAATAAAATAGGTGAGATTTTAAATGATATTTACGAGGGTAAAGGAAATTATGCTTTAGCAAAGAAAATGGAACTAGAACTTGATAAGGCATTAACAGAAGGATATAAAAACGCATATGGTAAAAATATTATGCCTAATGAAGAATACTTGAAGAAAAAAGGTAGTATTGAAGGCAAAGATTATTTATCTATTGATGAAAACAATGATTATATTCCTGACTATAATGACGCTAGGATTTTTGGTATGAAAAAGAAAGTTTCTTCTGAAAATTATGATAATTATAAAAACTTAATAAGCAAGGAAGAACAAAAAGCATTAAATAATTTCAATCCTTCTGTTGATATAAAAATACCAAATGAAATCAAAAATATTAATATTAAAGATATTAAACAAACAGAAGCAATTAAATTGGCAAAAACTGTTTTTAGAGATAATAATAAGACAAGAACTTTCAAAAATGATGAAACAAATAATAAAATAAAAGTTATTGCAGATGATATAAAAGAAAGTATACATAAAACTTTTTCTAATAAAAGTCAAAAGAAATATTTAAGAGAAAGTATTGCAAGTTTTGCTCAAATAAATTCAATAATTAAAAATGGAAAGAAAGTAAGTGAATCTAATGAATTAAAAAATCGTAGCAAATATAAAGAATGGAATTACTACATAGTACAAGCAAATATAAATAATAATCCTTTTTTAATTGAATATGATGTATCAAAACAAGAAGATGGTTGGCATTTAAGAGTTGAAAGGTTGAAAAAAATAAATATTAAAAAAGTAGACACCCCATTAGCGGCGACTAAAAAGTCTATGCTAATTCAGGGCAAGTCTACTTTTATTAATAACAGTATAACACCGACATACAAAATTGTCAATAGTGAAAAATCTGTTATCAATAATAAGTCTATGCAAAAAGAAAAAAATAATACTTCAAATGATATAATGTCTATGAAAAAAAATACAAATTCACGTAAAAATGGTGGCTTGACAAAAACAGAATATGATAATCAAGGAAATCCAATAGCATTCAAAACATCACGATTTTTTAAAGATAGTAAAGTTCGTGATGATAATGGTAATCTTATGGTTATGTATCATGGAACAGAAGCAAATGTTGGAATACCAGAAGATTTTTGGTTTACAAAATTTGATATTGATAAAGCAGGTAACCATGGTAATATGTTAGGAAATGGATTTTATTTTACATCAGATAAATCTCATGCTAAACAATATGCACATCTAAAGGGCACTATATATGAAACTTATTTAAATATAAAAAATCCTTTAGAGGTAGAACATTTTAATACTGGAGATTTGGCATATTCTATTAGAAAAGTTAATCCTTATATAGAAGCAGACATATATAAAAAAGATGGAACGATTGATGGCTATAAAGTAAGAAAATATCTTCTTGATAACGGTTATGATGGAATTCATTCTGGAAAGACATATGTTGCTTTTAATTCTAACCAAATAAAAAATATAACAAATATTGCTCCAACATCAAATGATGATATACGATATATGAAGAAGCCAAGTACAACAGTACAAATTGCCAAGGATAATCAAGGAAGAATACTAACAAGACAACAACAAGAATACTTCAAGAATAGTAAAATAAGAGATGATAAAGGAAATCTATTAACTTTATATCATGGTAGTAAAAATGATTTTACTGTATTCGATATTTCAAAATCAGGTGCAAGTAATAAAAATGCGAAAGCTGGTTTCTGGTTTACTACGAGCAAAGAAGGAGCAAATAACTTTGCTAATAGTGTATGGTATGGAAAAAATAAAGATTCAAAGGCGTATGAAACATATTTGAATATTACAAATCCTAAAATATATGAGCCATTGGATAATGAACAAACTTTAAATAATATGAACGAAAGATTACATAAAATATCTGAGCAACTACGAAAAATTGAAAATCAAAATATTTATTTGGAAATTGAAAAAAATAGAATAAAATATGCAAATAATGATGAGTTAAAATATATTGTTGAAGAGTATTATTCTAAAGAACAAGAACAGGAAAACTTTTTAAAAGATATTAAAAAATACAAAGATTTAATTGATGAATATGAAGCCATAGAGAAAAAATATGATAATGATAAATACAATGATTCATACGAACAGTTTAGAACTGATATATATAAATTTGCTAACAAGGGAGCGGAAGATGCTAATTTTGGTGGTACTGGAATGTATTTAGAAAATGAAAATGAAGTTCTAAAAGAATATAAAGAAAGTTTGATTAAACAGGGATATGATGGAATAATAATCAAAGATACTAGATATGATTCAAAGACAATGGGAAAAAATAATACTCAATATGTTGCTTTTTATCCTGAACAAATAAAAAATGTAGACAATACGAATCCAACTAATAGTACTGATATACGATATATGAAGAATTCAAAAGGAAATGCTAAAACAAATACATTAAGTAATAATAATATATATCAAGAAAAGAAAAATCCTGAATCTGATGACATTATATCAGAAACAGAACGTCAAAATCTAATCAAGAAGAGTAAACATAATGGTGAAAGAGATGACGCATATATTGAACAGGCAATAAAAGAAATACAATTAAGAGGAAAATGGGACGAAAACATTAAACCAATTGGAACATCAGAAATTGTAAAATTCATAGAAGATAGTTTTGATAACAAAATAGAAAAAGGAAACTTTAGGCAACACGCATATGCTATCTATAAAGAAAACAAGGACATAATTAGAACAAAATCAATGAAAGATATAGATAGTATAGTCCATGAAGTATTCCACAGGCTATATCAAAACTATAATGTAAAGCAACATCTAGAAGAAATATATCAAGAAGTTGTTACTCCGGAAGTATTAGAGTTGTATAGTAACTTAAATGAAGAAGACATAACAAATGAAGGTTTTGCTGAAATGGGTAGAAGATACATTGTACAAAAAGATTATATTGAGCATACAATGCCGAGAACTGTTGCAATACTTGAAGATTTAAAAAATAATGACCCTGAATTAAAGAAATTCTTAGAGGGATTAACAGATAAAGTACATGACTATATATTCGAAGCACCTTGGAATAGAACAGAAGGAAGCGTATCATTTGCACCTAGAAAAGAACAATTTAATTTTAAAGAAAGTTATAAGAATGCTAAAAATCAATTTATTACGAATGTTTTAAATAAAGATTATGCACTTGAAATGGCAACAGATTTTATGGGAAAAGGTATGGGATATATTAATTCTTATGAATTAGACCCTAAAGATAATCCTGTAATCCAAAACGCATTAAAACAAGGTATCGGAGATAAAATTGATTCTATATTAAAAGATGGTATATATGACTTAGAAACTGGAGGAAAACTATGCGATGGTATAGAAAAGGTTGGAAAAATTTTGCCAAATACACAAGACCAAAAGAATTTAAGTACATATTTAACAGCACTAAGAGCAAAAGAAGCAGCAGAAAAAGGAAAGAAAACTGGTATTAGATATGATGACGCAAAATTAACAATAGAAAAATTCTCAAAAGACAAGAGACTAGAAGAAGCAAGAATTGTATATCAAACTTTCCAAAATACACTACTAGAACAAGCAAAAAAAGCAGGTTTATACTCACAAAAAGACATTGACTTAATGAAAGAAAATTGGTTAAATTATGCTACTTTTTATAGGGTAATGGACGATAATAATAAAGGGAGTTCATTAATGAAAAATCCTATTAAGAAATTTGTTGGTAGTGAAAGAGATATTATAAATCCTCTTGAAAGTACAGTTATAATGCTAGGCAGAATATATCCTGCAATGCAAAGAAATATTACTATGAAGAGTTTTGTAGAATTAGGAGAATTGTCATATTTAGGTGGTACATTCTATGATATTATTCCGACACCTATGAAAAAAGTAGGAACGGAGCGATTAGAAGATTTTAAAAAGACTCTTGAAAATCAAGGGATTGATACAGAAGGTATGGATTTATCAAAGACCTATGACTTATATTACCCTGATAGAAGAGATAATCGTAAAGAACGTATAACATCATATAAAGTAAATGGTAAGGAAATAACATTACAATTTAGAAATGATAAAATGTCTAAAGAACTTTATGATGTATTTACAGGTGGATATGACAAAGATGTTCCTAACTTAGCAAAGAAAATACTAGCCGAAACTGCCAAAGTATTTAGATATGGAACTACTATATTAAATCCAAAATTTGTTGTAAATAATATTTCAAGTGATACTCAACAGGCTGCAACAAATGCAAAAGGTAATTTTATTCCTTATGTTGATAGTGTTAAAGGCTTAGCGGATGTTATAATTGCAAAAGGTATAAATATGCCATCATCTTTATATAATAAATTACCTAAAGAAACTATAGAAAGAATAAATAATATTAATCCTGAACAAAAAGAAAGAATACAAAAAATGTATGCTTTGTTTAAACAGTCAGGTGCTTCAGGTGGTACAAGAACAAGTTTATATTCAAACAGAAATGAAACAAGTAGAAAAATGGCAGATTTATTAAATAGTGATTATAAAGAATTTGGATTAAAGAAAAACAAACTAAAATCAGTTGTAGACACTCTTTCAATTCCATCCGAATTATCAGAAGAAGCAACAAGGTTTGGTGTATTTATGAAGAATATGGATTATTTACAAAATAAAGGCTCTGGTAATTTCTTAAATAGTCTTATTGATTCTGCTTATAATACAAGAAACGCTACCCAGGATTTTTCAACTGGTGGAAATACAATTAAAAGATATTCTGCATATATACCATATTTAAGTGCAAAAGTAGGTAGTATAGAAAATAGTAGAATAATTTATAAACAACTAATTGGAGAGAGTGCAAAAGAGTATAAAAAACAATATTCTAACGATATACTAAAGGGCATTTCTGAACAAGAAGCAAAACAAAAGGCAATTAAGAAAGTAATTGACACAATAAAGAAAAAGGTGTTTATGACTGCATTATTTACTTCTGCTGGAATATTATTACATAAATTATATAAAGACGATAAGGAGTATGATGAAATCAATCAACAAAAGAAATACAACAACTATTATATAAAAGTAGGCGATTCTTGGGTTAAAGTAAAGAAAGCACAAGGTGAAGAAAGATTATGGATAAATCTAGGTGAATATTTTGCCGATTTAACATCTGGAAAATTAAAAGGTAAAAAGATGTCTACACTTGCTTCAACGCTTGGAAATTCGATACAAGATACTGGTGTTTCTGATGACTTTTCTGCATTTTTACCACCTATTATTGGGACATTAATAGAAATGGGTGCAAATTATGACTTTTATTATGGTAATAAAATAGTTCCTCAATATATGAAAGATGGATATGAACCTAAAGACTGGTACGATGAAAATACTTCAAGTTTATCAAAATTAATTGGACAAACATTTAATGTTGCACCTATGTATATAGATTATTTTGTAAAAAATAGTTTTGGAACAACGTTCTATGATATATGGAAAACGCCAGATACCATCCTAGGGTTTACAGGAAAATATCCATCAACTACAAGTACCTCAGGAGGAGCGTTTACAGTAAATCCTTATTCAAGTTCTACATCATTAAATGAGTTTTATGACAGATATAATAAACTAAAACAAAAGAATGGTTCTGGAACAATTACTTCTGATGAAGAAACAGAATACAAAAATATATCTGCTGCAAAAGATAGCATTACAGATATAAATAAACAAATTAAAGAAATTAAAAAAGACTTAACACTTTCATCATCAGAAAAAGAAAAACAAATCCTTGAATTACAAAAGCAAAGAACCGATACTGCAAGACAAGCCATGGGAAAAGAATTAATAAATAGTGAAAATAAAAGCAAAATAGATAGTTCAAGATTCTATCCGTCAAGAGATACAATAAGTAAAAATAATTATGTTTTAACAATGACTTCAGATATGAAAAAAGAATATGAGCAACTTGCGTATGAACAATATCAAAAATACAAATCACAAGGTTTGTATAATGAAGAATACTTAGGAAAGTTAGAAACTAAGTGTAAAGATTATGCTAAAAATTATATGTTACAAAAATATCAAAATCAATTAACTAAAAGCAAATAAGGAACTACAATTGTAGTTCCTTTAAATTTAAAAAAGGAGTATAAGTTCTATGGAAAAAGAGTTAAATGATTTTAAAATTGAAGTTCTAACACAACTTGCAGTAATCAATTCGAAACTTGATGGATATAACGAAATAAAAAAACAGGCAGATGAAGCCGACAATCGTTCCAGGCAAAATGCAAAAGAAATTGAGGGCATCAAGGATAACAATAAATGGGCTTTTAGGACGAGTGTTGGAGCAATTATAACAAGTGTTGTTGGAATAGTATTTTTATTTATAAAAACAGGAATGGGGGTGGGGTAGATGAAAAAAGCATGGAGTGATGTCAAAAGTTTTGTTACAGTATTAATGACTATTGCTATGGTAATATTATTGTTTGCACCTATAGAAGTAAACAAAGAAGTTTTAACAATATTTAGTGCTACATATGGTTCTGTTATGACATATTTCTTTACTAAAAAGAAGACAGATGAACCTGATTCAGATGATATTTCAAATAATACACAAGAATAAAACAATAAAGGAGTCGATTATGACTCCTTTACAGTATTAATTTTTATGAAAGGAGCGATTATATATGGCTACAAATATACCTTTAACAGGTAATTTTAATATTACTTGCGAATACGGAAGAAAAAATAATAATAGATTAAAATGGGCTGCAGGATATCATACAGGGATAGACTTAACTGGTCAAGACCAAATATATGGTACTTGTGATGGTACTGTTGTAAGAATTGGTAGAAATGACAAATCATACGGAAATTTTATTGTTGTTAAAGACTCTCAAAATCGTTTCCATTGGTTTTGCCATCTTGCCAGTATAAGTTGTAATGTCAATGACAAAATAAGTCGTACGTCTAAAATAGGAATAATGGGTGCTACTGGAAATGTAACAGGAAAACATCTTCATTATGAAATAAGAGATAATAGTAACTTATATGGTCATAATATTAACCCTGCTGAATATATGGGTATTCCTAATACAGTTGGTAATTATAACAGTGGTAATTATCAAATTAGTAATTCTTCAAGTACAGTTAGTCCTACACCTGTTTTAAAAACGCTTGTAAGAAATACTAATTTAAGGGATAAACCTACTACAGTTGGCTCTAATGCCACATTATATGTTGCAAATACAACAGTATATGTTTTACAAGCAGGAGTAGCACAGGCAAATGGATTCACTTGGGACAAAGTAAGAATAAGAGTAAATGGTAAAGAAGGCTATATGATTAACCAAAATTATAAATAAGGAGGATTTTAATATGATTACAGGAATTGATAAAAAAGGTGAAATGAAAAATGTCATTTTAAATGATGATGGTTCTGTACCAGTAAAAATGGAAGGTGAAATACAACAAACTTCTGATAAAGAAATAACATTAAATGCAAGTATCCAAACATTATCTACTGAAGAAACAACAATTGCAGTTGGCAAAAAAGTTACTATGCTTATGATTGCAAACTACTCAGATACTTCTGATGTTACTATTACAGTAGGTTCAAATACATATCAAGTTGGTGCGGGATTAGCACTTGAACTTCCAATGAATGTGCTAATAGATAATTTGATTTTAACTTCTACAGAAGCAGATACAAAAATTCAATTAGTTATAAAAGGTGTTGAATAAGGTAGGGGATATCCTCTACTTTTATTTAAGAAAGGAGTAATTCAATGATTAGATTTTTAAATAAAGGTGGTTCAGGGATAGATACATCTGACGCTACTGCCACAGAAAATGATATGTTAAAACCTAAAACAGCATATGTTAATGGTAAAAAAATTACTGGTGCAATTGTACCTAATTATGAAATTGAAGATATCGGAAAATATAAACTAGATACATCAAATAATATACCTATTACTCTTACTCATTTTGACACTTATGAAAATAATCCATATAAATTTATGTTTGGCATAAATAATGAAACTGGGGATTGTGCATTGCTTATAATAAATAAAAATCAATTAGAAGGAACATACATTTTTAATGCTCTAGAAACATTTGATAAAAATCAAGCAGGTAATCTTAAATTCACTACAGGAGATGTCTTAATATATGCTAAATCAATTACCTCTACTGAAATAAAATTAGTTTTAGGTATTACTGGTCAAAGCACGAAAGATTATTATAGGCAAAGTTTTCTAATATGCACTTATGATATAACATCTAAAACATTCACATTAGGCAATGCTAAATGTGCTAAATTTGGACATAATGGAACTGTTCCACAAAGTCAAAGATTTGCATTAGACCCTAAAATTTCAGATACAATATATTTATTTGAAAATAGTTGGTCTGGAGGAAGCCTAGGTAGAATTTCATTAGTTATTGAAGATGCCACAATAACACCAAATTTAACATTAAATTCTTCTGGATATTTATCAAGTGGAAATAAAGAACTTGCCTTTACAGGAAATGGAGATTATATTACAGATGGAGAAGTTATAGTATATCGTAATCCATTAAATAACGAATTTACAAAGTTTACATCTGCATATACTTATTTATCCAATACTAAGAGGTATTTATGGATAGCAAACAAATTATATAAAGTATTACCTTATACAGATTTTAATGATATTTTAAAATCTAAAAAAGAAATATTTTCATTAACACAACCTACCGGGAATTTTAAAGCGTATTTTAGTTGTGATGATAAATATTTATTGATAGATACCGACACATCAAATAGTGGAATTATGATGTATAAAATAGATGATGATATCGTTAGTATCAGTGATAATTTGAATTATTCCACATATTTATTTGAATCAAAACTAAATTCTACAAATTTTGATATTATTACAAATAATAAATGGAATAATTATGCTATTCAATTTGGAAAATCAACTTTATCAAAATTAAAAGTTGATAATGCTACATTTATCGAACTCAAATCAACAAATATTCCAGAAACTCAAAAAGTATTAAATAAAACAAAATTTTATGATGTTAATGGAAACATAACAGTTGGCACAATGCCTAATAATGGTGAATTAAGTTTTGCACCATCTATTAACCAACAACTTATTCCATCAGGCTATACATCAGGTGGAATAATCAAAGCAGTTGATAGTACTATAGATAACAATATATCCCCTGAAAATATAAAAAAAGGAGTAACAATTCTAGGAGTAACAGGAACATATACAGGTGAAACTACTGAAACAACAGAAGATACAACTAATTAATATAAAATAATATTAGGCTACTTATAGTTAAAAAGTAGCCTATATATATATTATTTTCTTTTATTTAATTCTTGTTGTCTTTCTTTTAAAATATTGTGTTCACAAATAGGATAAGAAGAAATTGGGGCTTTTCGTAATTTTTCATCAAGATAATATTTATTTAATTTTAAAAATTCAATATGATTTTTTTCGTATTCAATTCTTTGTTGTTCATATATATCCTTAAATTTATTTACAGAAGTTTCTGAATCCAACATATAGATTTCAGGATATATATCTAATCCATATTTTTTTGCCTCTATTTTTCTATATGAAGTAAGATATATACAAAAATCCATAACATTATGACGTTTTGTTTCTAAATCTTCTATTTCTTTTTGCAACAAATTTAACGTTAAATTCAAGGATTCATTCTTTTTTGATGTTATATATAAATATAAATAAAACAGAATTGCTGCTAAAATTATTATAATCATGCCATTTTTTATTAAAAAATTATTTTTAGTCATACTAAAAATTATAAAGAAATACAATAAAAGATAACAAATACAATCCAATTCTAAAATAATTTTTTGATTTTTTCTTTGTTTCACTTTTTCATTTATTTCAAAATCATATGTATTTATCCTATTTTTTAATTCTTCATCTATTTCTATCAT